TATAATCTCAATGATGTAGTTACATTCATTGGCAATTCTTATATTTGTTTAACTAATGGTCTTACTGGCTCTCAACCAGATTCTTTAGTGGGTTGGGATGTATTTGTAGAAAAGGGTTCAACTGGCCCACAGGGTGCAACAGGTCCGCAAGGTGCAACTGGTGCAAATTCAACTGTTCCCGGCCCAACAGGCCCAACAGGTCTGCAAGGTGCAACGGGCTCACAGGGTGCAACGGGTACACAAGGCCCAACAGGCCCACAGGGTGCAACGGGTACACAAGGATCAACAGGCCCACAGGGTGCAACAGGTCCGCAAGGTGCAACGGGCTCACAGGGTGCCACGGGTGCTACAGGAAGAATAGCGTTCACCTATGGTGCAACTGCTCCATCTTCGCCTCAAATGGGAGATCAATGGCTCAATGAAGTCAATGGAAATCTTTATACTTGGCTGGTCGATGAGGGAGAAGGAACAGGCCAATGGGTCAACTACAACACAAGCATCACGACAATAGGTGGCGATGGTGCAACAGGAGTCAACAAATTTACCTACAGTTCTATGGAACCAACTGGTTCCACATCTGGAGATGAATGGCTGAATTCTGTTGACGGGAAACTCTACACCTACCTTGTGGATGCAGGCGAAGTGACAGGACAATGGGTAGAACTTTCCGTGATTCCCGATGCCATAAACACATCGTTCCGTGGACCATCAGGAAACACCTTGGGACCATTGACATTCTCTCAGCAGGCTACATCCGACTATACGCTTGTCATTGGTGATTCTGCCAAGACCATAGAGATGGTATATGGTTCTGCCAACACATTGCAGATTCCCTCATACTCCAATGTTGCATTCCCCACGGGTACTCAGATCATGGTCATGCAGGCTGGGGCAGGGAACACATCATTGACAGGGGCTGCCGGTGTTACCCTGAATTCAAGAAATTCAATGTTTTCTCTGAACGGCCAATGGTCGGTCGTGACTCTTGTAAATAGGTCAATAGATACTTGGGTCGTACACGGAGACTTGGCCTGATGGGAGCAGAAGATATCATCATAAAGTTGAAGCGTGGTGTTTCGGGTGGGGCAGCACCGACTGGCCTGACCCACGGTGAACTTGCCATAAACACCACGGATGTCCGTCTGTATGTTGGTTCCTTGACTGGCTCGGTTCTGGCGATAAACAACAGGTTCTTCACCGGGGCTACCGCTCCCGATTACCCAATCGAAGGAGACAGATGGTACAACGGCACATATGAAAGTGCCTACATCTCTGGTTCTTGGCAGGCTGTGGGCGGTGGAGGTGGAACTGGATCATTCAATCCTGCAAACTTGCTGATGTTTGTCGCTGGGGCAAGTGGTTCTGGCGGAATTACCTTCTCGGGAAATTTTACGATCACCAACAATCTTGGTGGAACTACTGAAATTCTAAACGGTCTGACCGTTGTTGGGGGAATCACAGGAAGCATTCTGACCGCAACCCAACCAAATATCACCTTGGTGGGAATCCTTTCCTCGCTTACTGCATCGGGGCTGATCTCTGCAAACGCCGGTCTGTCGGCAAGCAACCTGTTTGTTACCAATGGTGCCACCTTTGGCTCCAACATCTATGCGCCAAACATGGTCACGGGTGTCAATGGAATCACAGGTGCGGTAACCATCACATCCGGTTCCAACATCACGATCACTCAGTCGGGCAAACAGATAACAATAGCGGCTGCTGCAACTCCCGCAACTCTTGCCACCTCAAGTGTTACCGGTGTTGCCTCTTTCCGTGCAGCGGACTTTGATGTATCTGTGACTGGTTCGGTGAGTCTCACGGGAACCGTGGCAAGAACCAATGTTTCTCAGACATTCACCGGATTGCAGACATTTGGTTCCGGCATTTCTGGCAACGGCATCACGGGAACTTTGCTGACTTCGACGCAGCCAAACATAACATTGCTTGGTTCGTTGTCTGCGCTTACTGCTGCCAATGTTCAGGTTTCTGGCGGTGGGCTCAGCGTAACAGGCGGAATCGCGGGAACAATAGTTACGGCTTCTCAACCCAATATTACTGCAATAGGAACTCTATCTTCTTTCAGTACGGCAGGACTTACCTCGTTCGAAAGAATCAACATCACCAATGGTGGACTTTCTGCCTCTGGTCCTGTCTTCATTCAGTCCAATGGCCTAAGTGTAACTGGTGGAATCGCAGGAACCCTGTTGACCGCTGCACAGACCAACATCACATCGGTTGGTGTACTCAACGGATTGTCTGTCAACAACGGACTCAGCGTCACGGGTTCTCTGGTTGTGACGGGATCAGCAGACATCTTTGGTGGTCTATTCATTGACTCCGGTGGCTTGAGTGTTACTGGCGGCATTGCAGGAACAATAGTCACACCATCACAGACCAACATTACATCCGTTGGTGTTCTGAACGGACTTTCTGTTAACAATGGTTTGAGTGTCACGGGTGGAATTAGCGTAACTGGTGGAGTTAGTGTTGGTGGTGGAGGACTTAGTGTAACTGGCGGAATCGCAGGAACCCTGTTGACTTCTGCACAAACCAACATCACATCAGTTGGAACCTTGTCGAACCTGACGGCAACGAATGTTCAAATTTCAAGTGGTGGACTAAGTGTCACGGGTGGCTTGAGTGTGACTGGTGGTGAAACCCTCTTTGGTGGCTCAAGGATTCAAAGTGGTGGCTTGAGTGTCACGGGAGGCATTGCCGGAACTCTTGTAACTGCTGTACAGACAAACATCACTTCGGTTGGAACCTTGACTTCCTTGTCCACAGCAGGACTCACTTCCTCTCAGAGGATCAATATCACCAACGGTGGTCTATCGGCAGCAGGACCAATATTCATCCAATCCAATGGCTTGAGTGTGACTGGTGGCATTGCGGGAACACTATTGACCGCTGCACAAACCAACATCACATCAGTTGGAACCTTGTCGAACCTGACGGCAACAAATGTTCAAATTTCAAGTGGTGGACTGAGCGTCACGGGTGGCTTGAGTGTGACTGGCGGATCTACTCTGTTTGGGGGAGGAACGATACAAAGTGGTGGCTTGAGTGTCACGGGAGGCATTGCCGGAACTTTGCTCACAGCAGCACAACCCAATATCACATCCGTGGGAACCCTGACTTCACTCAATTCCTCGGGCCTGATCTCTACTACTGCGGGTCTTTCTGGGAATAGCCTTAATATTGCTGCCGGTGCAACATTCAATGGTGCGGTAAGGATCTTTGGAGACTTGTTGGTGAGTGGTGGAATCACCACGACCGTTAGTGAAAATGTCCTGATCGAAGACAACTTCATCGTCCTCAATTCCAACGCAACTGTAGCAGACAGCGGAGGCATAGAAGTTTATCGTGGACCAGCCGCTACTAATCGTATTCTTAGGTGGAACGAGTCTAGCGGTACATGGCAATACACAAATGATGGAACCACCTATTTCAACATAGCGGCTGCCGGTGCGCTTCCACTAGCATCCGCTACCGTTACGGGTGTTGCCTCGTTTGGCAATGAGTTTGTCGTATCCGCTCTTGGTGCAGTAAGCCTGACAAGCAATTATGTGCGATCCGTGAATGGTGTAACAGGTGGTGTTACCGGTGTCGCCTGGAACTTCCTGCCACAGACATTCACAGGGTATCAATCCTTCTCAAGCGGTGTTTCGTCTTCAAACCTCTATGTCTCCACGGGTGCAACATTTGCCGGTGGAGTAAACATAAGTTCTGGTGGCTTGAGTGTCACGGGAGGAATTGCCGGAACTATCGTAACTCCAAGCCAGACCAACATCACGACTGTTGGTTCCTTGGTGTCCTTGTCAACGGCAGGACTTACTTCTTCACAGAGAATCAATATCACCAATGGTGGTTTGTCTGCTGCCGGACCAGTATTCATCCAATCCAACGGGTTGAGTGTAACTGGCGGAATCGCAGGAACTTTGTTGACAGCGACACAAACAAACATCACATCGGTCGGTGTACTCAACGGACTGTCTGTAAATAATGGCCTGAGTGTCACGGGTTCGATGGTTGTCACGGGATCAGCGGACATCTTTGGTGGTTTGTTTGTTGACTCGGGTGGTTTGAGCGTAACTGGCGGCATTGCCGGAACTCTTCTAACTGCTGCACAGACCAACATCACTTCGGTTGGAACCTTGACTTCCTTGGCTTCCGCAGGACTCACTTCCTCTCAGAGGATCAATATCACCAATGGTGGTCTATCGGCAGCAGGACCAGTATTCATCCAATCCAATGGCTTGAGTGTAACTGGCGGCATCGCAGGAACCCTGTTGACCGCTGCACAGACCAATATCACTTCGGTCGGTGTACTTAATGGTCTTTCGGTTAACAATGGATTGAGTGTAACTGGTGGAATTTCAATTACGGGTGGTATTCTTCAATTTGGACCATCAAGGATTGCTGATGGCTTGAGTGTCACAGGTTCGATGGTGGTAACCGGAGGTGCCGACATCTTCGGTGGACTATTTGTTGACTCTGGTGGCTTGAGTGTCACAGGTGGGGCAAGCATAACGGGCGGAGAAGCAATCTTTGGCGGATCAAGGATTCAATCGGGTGGCTTGAGTGTGACTGGCGGGATTGCGGGAACCTTGGTAACGCCATCACAGACCAACATCACGGCTGTGGGTTCCTTGGTGTCTTTGTCAACGGCAGGACTTACCTCGTCCGAAAGAATCAATATCACAAATGGCGGTATCTCTGCGGCTGGTCCTGTATTCATTCAGTCCAATGGGTTGAGTGTGACTGGTGGCATTGCAGGTATTCTTCTAACTGCTGCACAGACCAACATCACTTCGGTTGGTGTACTAAACGGTCTATCTGTCAACAATGGTCTTAGCGTTACTGGTGGAGTAAGTATAACAGGAGGAGAAACGATCTTTGGTGGGTCTAGAATTCAATCAGGTGGATTGAGTGTTACGGGTTCCATGGTTGTTACAGGATCAGCAGACATCTTTGGTGGGTTGTTTGTTGACTCGGGTGGCTTGAGTGTGACTGGTGGCATCGCTGGAACTCTAGTCACTTCATCACAGACCAACATCACTTCAATCGGAACTTTGACTTCCTTGTCTACGGCAGGACTTACCTCGTCTGAAAGAGTCAACATTACCAATGGTGGTCTGTCTGCTTCTGGTCCTGTCTTCATCCAATCCAATGGCTTGAGTGTGACTGGTGGCATCGCTGGAACTTTGTTGACCGCTGCACAGACCAATATCACGACTGTTGGTTCCTTGGTGTCCTTGTCTACCGCAGGACTCACTTCCTCTCAGAGGATCAATATCACCAATGGTGGTCTATCGGCAGCAGGACCAGTATTCATCCAATCCAATGGCTTGAGTGTAACTGGCGGAATCGCAGGAACTTTGATCACGCCAAGTCAAACGAACATTACTGGCTTGGGTACATTGACTTCACTAAGCACAGCAGGACTTACTTCATCCGAGAGAGTAAACATCACCAATGGTGGTTTATCCGCAGCAGGACCAGTATTCATTCAGTCCAACGGTTTGAGTGTAACCGGTGGAATCGCCGGAACTCTTCTAACTCCTGCACAGACCAACATCACATCGGTCGGTGTACTCAACGGACTGTCTGTAAATAATGGCCTGAGTGTCACGGGTTCCATGGTTGTGACTGGTGGCGAATCAATCTTTGGTGGATCAAGGATACAATCTGGTGGATTGAGTGTCACGGGTAGTGCCACAATCACGGGCGGATTGAATGCGTATGGTCAATTGAGTGCTTACAATGGCATCGAAATACTACAATCGGGGTTGAGGGTAAGTAAAGGAGGAATCGATACCAATCTTGGTGTAACTTTCGGAAATCCCGCATATGGTTTCGGGGATGATCCTGTAATCAATCTGTATCGTGGCACCAACGAATTGCTGAGAATAGGTGCAGCCCGTGGTGGAAGTTTCCTAGGTGGACTGAACAATGTGTATGTCTTTGACATCTTGGGTCCAAATGCCGCACAGACAAGAGCAATCAACTTCAGAAGAGGAACCAACTTTGACGGGGCATCGGCAAGCAACCATGTGACCATCATGTCGTTTGATACGAGCGACAATGTAGGCATAAGGACTGCATCTCCGGGTGCTACATTTGATGTAGCGGGAACTCTTCGTGCTAGCGGAATCGGAACATTCACAAGTGGACTGACAACCAACAATCTTTATGTCTCCCAAGGAACCACATTTGCAAGTGGTATCAACATTGCTTCGGGAGGCATTAGCGTCACAGGTGGTATCGCTGGAACAATAACCAATCCATCACAGAACAACATCACGGCTGTGGGTTCCTTGGTATCCTTGTCCACGGCAGGACTTACATCTTCGCAGAGAGTCAACATCACCAATGGTGGTCTGTCTGCCGGTGGTGGAATATGGGTACAGAGCGGTGGAATAAGCGTCACGGGGGGTATCGCTGGAACCCTGTTGACCGCTGCACAGACCAACATCACATCGGTTGGTGTACTTAATGGTCTATCTGTAAACAATGGACTCAGCGTGACTGGTGGCATTAGTATCACGGGTGGACTTCTTCAGTTTGGTCCTAGCCGAATTGCAGATGGACTTAGCGTTACTGGTGGTGTAAACATTACCGGTGGTGCAAACTTCTTCGGCAACATCATTGCAAATGGTGGAGTCACGGCATATGGCGGTGTATCGACTCCTAGGATATTGTTTGGCAACACAGGTGCAAATTCCATAAGCGCAATCTATGACTTTGATACCTATGACACCCTCTCCTTTGAGGGATCTGCCGGACAACTATTCTCTATTTACAACAACTTGTCCTCGGGAACAATATTCTCCGTAAATGACATTTCGGGAATACCGAGCATAGAGGTAAATGCAGATGGAACTGTGTTGCTTGCAGGATTTACGGGAAATGTAGGCATCGGCATCACTTCTGCATCTGGAACTGAAAAAGTCCATGTCGGTGGTTCCTTGCGGGTACTGGGTTCAGTCAATTCTAGTGGACTGAGTGTCACAGGCTCTGCCATAATCACAGGTGGTGCCGATGTGTTTGGTGGATTGTTTGTTGATTCAGGTGGCTTGAGTGTCACGGGAGGTATTGCAGGAACTCTGTTGACTGCTGCACAACCCAACATCACATCAGTTGGTGTACTCAATGGTCTATCTGTAAACAATGGACTCAGCGTTACTGGTGGATTAAGTGTAACTGGTGGTTTTGTTCTCTATGGTCCTTTGACTTTGCCAGAAGGGACTCTGAATCTATCCATTATTAATGCATCTAATGCGATTTCGATAACGGGAAATCTTTTCATCACGGGTGGCAATCTCACCGCAAATTCATTGTTTGCCAACCGTGCATCATTCTTGCAACCATTGACCATCAGCAATGCCGGTGATGTGTCCTCGATTGGGAGCAGAAGCATAACATCTCATCATTTGAACTCCGATGTTCTCTATACGAGATCAATTGTTACAAGCAGCCCAACAGGAAACATCTACCTTGAAGGTCAAAATGTTTGGGTGAGAAATTCTGTGCTTACCATAACTGGACCGCATGGATTCGGAGCAGGAGCATCCGCTTATGTCTTGATAGACAGACCCGCTTATATCACGGGAAGTTCCACTCAATCCATTCGTGCCTTGACTTCCAAGGGGAATAACTCCTTTGAAAATGGATACATTTGGTTAGGAAAGCAAGTAGACATGCCTTGGGATTGGTATTGGGGCTCTCCGTCCTACGGTCTGACATATCCCGGTTCAAATGTCTTTGATGTTGAATGCTATTTGCCGTCCGAATTCTTCAATACCACGACACATAACTTCAAATCAAGTTGGACAACAAGACTCGCAATAAACAAAGATCGTCCCGAGTCACCCGGTGTCTCTGGCGGAATAGTTTCTCCAATTCCAAGCGATTACAACATACTGAGACTTACTCAGAGAACAGCACCAACAGGAACCGTTTCTGCCGGACACGGTTTTGTGGCACCTTCGGGTCTTTTGAATGTTGGTTACTCTGTATATGGTACAGGTGTGCCTATCATAAGTGATCCCAGATATGATGTTGTCTCTCTTGCGGTAGCAACTACTGGCCCAACATCTGTGATCGGTGTAGTTGTTCATACCGGTGGTGTAGAAATTACTGGAAATTCTAGTTTCAATCAGGATTTGACTATTCGAGGAAACCTCTTCGTATTTGGGTCTTATCCTGGTTCAACTGGTTCTTCTACAGGTGTCACGAGTTTGAACGGGCTTGTTGGTTCCTTGACATTGACTGGTGGAACTGGCGTTTCGGTAACCTCGGTTGGTACGAACATCTTGAGAATCAGTTTCTCTGGTGCGGGTTCATTCACCGGTGGCATCGAAGTTTATGGCGGTGCCAAAATTCAATCAGGTGGCATGAGTCTTACTGGCGGTGCATCGATTACTGGTGGCCTAACGGTATATGGCAGTTCGATGATGGCAAACGGTCTGAGTGTGACGGGCGGAATGTATCTCACGGGAGGAATGACTGCTTACGGTCGATTGAATCTCCAAAGTGGGTTAGATGTCGATAGCGGTTTGGTTAATATTCGAAATGGTTGTGTCTTTCAGTCATCGATAAATTCTGTTGACTTCTATCCTGATGTCTATTTTACCAGCAACAGCACTATAAGGATGTTGTCTGGAACAAATTTCTTGGGATTGGGAATCAGCGGCGGTGCAACTGCATACGGTGGAATCAAGATACAGAGCGGTGGATTGAGCGTAACTGGTGGCATGGCGATTACCGGAGCGATTGTTTCGTTCGGTGGAGTACAGATCAACAGCGGGGGGTTGAGTGTAACTGGTGGAGCAAGAATTCAAGGACTATTGACAGTTACTGGAACAAACTCATTGACCGTGTTTGGTGGATTCCGTGTTGAAAATGGTGTCAGTATCACAGGCGGAATAGATGTTACTGGTGGTGCAACGGTGTTTGGAACAATCAATGCCGGTAATGGCATTAGTGTAACTGGCGGAGCAATAGTAACCGGGTCAGCAGACATCTTTGGTGGACTCTTCGTTGACTCTGGTGGCTTGAGTGTCACGGGTGGTGCAAGCATCACCGGAAACATCAGGATCAATGCCTCTTCTCTTTCTCCTGTTGGAGCCGCACCTTCGGCAACCGTTCGAGCATGGGTAAACTACAATCAGGCAACTCCTTCGACAAGAGGAAGCATGAATGTCTCAAGCGTTTCGGACAATGCAGCAGGTCTTTTCTCGTTGAATTACACCACAAATCTATCAACCACGGGTTATGCTGTTTCGGCAATAGGAGAAAGAGTGGGTGCCAACGGAACAACATTGGTAGTTCTGCAAAATACCACCAATCCTCTAGGGACAACCGGTGTTGCTTTGCAGACGATTGAAAATGCCGGAGGTGCTGGTGTTCCCGGCACAAACACCGATTTAACTTATGTCACCATCATAGTGGTTCAATGACATATCTACTATTAAGAAACGGAGGGAATACACATGGCTTTGTCTGACATTTCAAAGAGGGTGGTATCTGTCAATGACGATGGAACGATTCGGATATTGATTCCTACTCCTGAGTATCTTGAAAATCACACAATAGAGGATTTGATAGCAAAGGACATCCCTCCCGGGATTCAATACTACATCATCGATGCATCGGAGATGCCCACCGACAGAACATTCAGGAATGCATGGACATGGGAATAAAGATAAACATCGAGAAGGCCAAGGAGATATCCCACGACATTCGCAGGCGAGTTCGTGCAAAGGAATTTGAACCACTTGACAACATCATTGCCAAGCGCATTCCGGGCACACCTGAGGCAGCCGTGGAGGTGCAGCGGCAGGAAATCCGCGACCGCTATGCCGCCATTCAAGAGCAGATAGATGCCGCCGAAACCGTGGAAGAATTGAAGGCTTTGCCGATATTTGATAATCGAAACACCTGAATTTCGTGTGTTTCTTTAGAAACTAAATACTCGGCACTATGCCCCTAAATTTCCCGTCTGGCCCAACTTCAGGTGCGATTTACTCGTTCAATGGCAAGACATGGACATGGAATGGATATGCCTGGGACATCCTCGTAGCCACCGTAGGAACCACAGGAACCGTTTCAACCATCAATGGCATTACCGCCGACTCGTTCGGCAATGTCACCCTTGAACTTGAGGATTTATCCAATGTCAACATCGGCTCCAAGCAGGACGATGACATACTGCGTTGGGATGCCGACACTTCAAAGTGGATCACCCTGAGTTCGGGAGTCAGCGCAGGCAATTTTATAATTCTGTCAGCAGGAGGAACCGCAGGAACGGGCAAGTTGCCTGCCGTGGATGGTTCCCTGCTCTTGGATGTCAACGCTTACTATTTGAGAAACAAATCACCAGATCAGATCACCGATGGCGGTTCGTTCTGAATGCTAAATAACCAGCCATCACCTCAACAATGGGTCAATAACAGGAGATAGATATGCCAAGAGAGAGTTTAATTCGTATTCTTCGTTCTACGACTACCGATGTCCCCGCAGGGTTGACATTCGGTGAACTTGCTTATTCTGATCTCAACGGCAAGTTGTTTGCAGGCAAGAACGATGGAACAAGTCTCTGGATTGGCGCTCAGGTAACCGGTGGTGACATTGCCAACGACAGCCCATACATGGTTCCGACCCAATCTGCGGTCAAGGCTTATGTTACAGGGGTGGTCGGTGGTGGATCAGGAGTTGTAAACAGCGTAAACGCAACCGGTGGTGCAATTACCATCACGGGTGACGGTGGTGCAATCAGCAATGTTCAGGTCAACAAGGCCAACACCATCACGGCTCGTCTTGCAAGCACATCCGTCACAGGTGTTGCATCTTTCTCTTCTGACAACTTTGCCGTTGATGCAAACGGACAAGTCACGGTAAAGAACGGCGGAATCGCCAACGACGAACTGGTTAATTCTTCAGTAACTGTCAACTCAGGTACAGGTCTTGCCGGTGGTGGTGCGGTTGCACTTGGTGGTTCCATCACCCTAACAAATATCGGCGTGGTCAGCCTAAACGGACTGACAGGTGCAAGAAGCCTGACAGGTGACGGTGGTGCAGTATACGGCGTGGGTAACGACAGAATCGCTGCTCGTGTTGCAAGCACATCGCTCACAGGTGTGGCTTACTTCTCCTCCGACAACTTTGCCGTCGCTGGCGATGGCTTAGTCACCGTGAAGGATGGCGGCATCGCAAATGTTGAACTCGTCAATTCCTCGGTCACGGTGAATACGGGTGTTGGTCTTGATGGTGGTGGCACGGTTGCACTCGGCTCCTCCATCACAATCAACAACAATGGTGTTCGTTCCTTCAATGGCGCAACGGGTGCAGTAACCTTCTCCGTCACGGGTGACGGTGGTGCGCTGTTTGGCACAGGAAACGGCACAAGCACAAGCACTATTGCTGCCCGTGTTGCCACGGCAAGTCTTACCGGCGTTGCCTCCTTCAACAGCGGAAACTTCAACATCGGCTCTACGGGACATGTGGAAATCAAGGCTGGTGGCGTAAGCAATACAAACCTTGCAAATTCCTCGGTTACCGTAAATGCTGGCGGCAGCAGCACCCTGAGCCTAGGAAACACGCTTACGCTGACGGGTGGCGCTCAGGACAACATCAAGTTCACCAACAGCGGAAACACGATCACCGCCACGCTTTCGGACAATGTGACGATTTCCGGCAACCTGACCGTCAATGGCACGGTCATGACGGCGAATGTCGATACCTTCACGGTCGAAGATTCGCTCATCATGCTTGCCACGGGAAACAACCTGAACAGCCTTGATATTGGCTTCTTCGGTCAATATGCACCATCAGGCGTAGGCGTTCAGTTCACGGGTCTGTTCCGTGATGCTGATGATGGAAAGTGGAACCTCTTCGCCGGATTGACAAGCGGCTCTGTGCCGGGAACCACGGTAAACAAGAGCGGTTCCGGTTACACGGTGGCAACACTCATCGCCAACATCGACGGCGGAACATTCTAAAAAACAAAGTAGACATCCCGAATCCATAAAACCGTGGGTTCGGGCTGTCTACATACTTTAGGTCATGCCGAGAGAAAGTACCATACGAATCTACCGCTCGGATACGGCAGGAACAGTACCGTCCCTGACTGCCGGTGAAATCGCCATAAACATACCCGATAGTAGGCTCTTCGTGGGCAACTCTACGGGTGGGGTGATACCATTCTTTGGAAATGGGGTCACGGGTGTCAATGGAATCACGGGTGCCGTTGTCTTGGCTCAAGGTTCTGGTATCAGCATCACCCCATCCGGTAAGCAACTTACGATTGCTTCGACCATTACTCAATACACCGCACCTTTGGCTACCTCTAGCGTCACAGGTGTTGCTTCGTTCAGGGCAGCAGATTTTGATGTGTCTACAACTGGTTCCGTGAGTTTGACCGGGAATGTTGCAAGAACCAATGTTGCACAGACATTCACGGCGATACAGTCATTCCCGAATGGACTTTCTGCCCAAGGCGCAACCTTTGCGGGAATGGTAAGTGTTGCCGATTTCTTGGCGAGAACTGTTGGTGGTGACGAGGGAGGTGAGATCAAACTTGGTCTTGCTCAAACAAACACGACCCTGACAGGAAACGCCGTCACAATTGATGTATACCAAAACAGACTCCGCATCTTTGAGAGTGGTGGCTCGGCTAGAGGCTACTACATGGATCTGTCCGCTGGTTCGGCAGGAGCGGGATCCCAACTTGCAACATCTACACCATATTCTCCACCTTTGGCGACTACAAGCGTCACGGGTGTCGCTTCCTTCCGTGCTGCCGACTTTGATGTTTCCACAACGGGTTCAGTAAGCCTTACTGGAACTGTTGCGAGAACTAACACATCACAGACCTTTACTGGATTGCAGACTTTTAGTTCCGGCATTTCCGCCAACGGAATTACGGGAACTCTTCTGACCGCAGCACAGACCAACATCACTTCAGTCGGAACTTTGACTTCCTTGGCTTCCGCAGGACTCACTTCCTCTCAGAGGATCAATATCACCAACGGTGGTCTATCGGCAGCAGGACCAGTATTCATCCAATCCAATGGCTTGAGTGTCACAGGAGGAATTGCCGGAACTCTTCTGACCGCAGCACAGACCAACATCACATCGGTTGGTGTACTCAACGGACTGTCCGTCAACAATGGTCTGAGTGTCACGGGTGGATTGAGTGTAACAGGTGGAGAAGCAATCTTTGGCGGCAGCAGGATTCAATCTGGTGGGTTGAGTGTGACTGGTGGTGCAAATATCACGGGAGGCTCCTTATTCTTCGGAGACATAGAAGTCTATGATGGTGCTTTCATCCGTACAGGCGGTCTTTCGGTTACTGGCGGAATCGCAGGAACCATCAGCACAGCAGCACAACCTAATATTACATCGCTAGGAACTCTAACTTCCCTTACCACATCAGGTCTTCTTTCCACGCAGGCACTCAGCGTTGTAGCAGGAGCAACATTTGGAATAGGCATCTATGCACCCAACATGGTCACAGGTGTCAACGGAATCACGGGTGCAGTAAGCATCACATCCGGTTCCAACATCACGATCACACAAAGCGGAAAGACAATAACAATTGCTTCCAGCGGCGGAGGAGGTGGAAGTCCACCACCACTCGCAACATCAAGCATTACGGGCGTTGCATCCTTCCGAGCAGCAGACTTTGATGTTTCCACAACCGGTTCAGTAAGCCTGACTGGCACGGTTGCAAGAACCAATGTGGCACAGACATTTACCGCATTACAGAGTTTTTCTTCGGGTCTTTCTGCATCTGGCGGATTGACATTCAACTCTGATCTTTCCGTCAACGGAAACATCAACGCCACCACCAAGTCCTTCGTGATCAAGCACCCCATACATGAGGGCATGACCCTGCGCTACGGATCGTTGGAAGGACCGGAGAATGGCGTGTATGTCCGTGGCAAGTTGGATGGCTCCAATGTCATAGAACTTCCCGACTACTGGAAGAACCTTGTCCATGAAGACAGCATCACCGTGAATCTGACACCAATTGGCTCTTCAAACTCACACTTTGTGAAGAAGATCACCGACAACACAGTCATCGTGGGAAGCCGTTCGGGGAAGATCAACTGCTTCTATGTGGTCTATGGAGAGCGCAAGGATGTGGATCGCCTGACCGTGGAGTATTGACATGGCAGTCGCATACAACAACTCACAAATCGTAACTGATGGGCTGTTTCTCTACTACGATGCCAAGAATCCAAGATCGTATCCGGGTGCGGGACTGACTTTCAGCAACATCATGAGTAACCAATATCACGGGGTGAAGCAAGGAGCGTCTGGACCGACATTCCCAATGTACAATTCCGATGGGTTCTTCACATTCAATGGAGGAACATCTTCAAACAATTGGTCACGCTTCAGCGCCGTTTCTGTTCCAGGCTTGAGCAGCATTTCTTTTGAAATATGGTGGAGGACCACGGCGCTCAATGCAGACCAAAATCCAATTTCGGCAGGAGGACCAGACAGCAACCTGTATGGGTGGTTTTCATACTCCACAAGGTTGTTTCCTGCTGAAAATAAATTGTGGTATTCTTTTTGTGATGGGTCAGGAGGAAATCCGGCATACGCATTTCTTGACTTCGGTAGCAGCCATCCGGGCATAGCAAACGGAAACTGGCATCACACCGTTGGAACATGGGACTTTGCAACACAGACGGGAAGGGGTTACTATGATTCCGTACTCAAGGGAACCGTGACCGGACCAACAAGCACACCTCTTGGAATATCCGGTCATTCCTTGAGATTAGGAGTAAGATCAGACATTCAGGGAGGTCACTTCTTTGGTGACATTGCGTTGGTGAGATTATACAATCGGGCGCTTACGCCCGAGGAAGTCAAGCAAAATTACACCGCAATGCTAGGAAGGTTCGGCATCTGATGGCCCTTTCGCACTCACCATCAATCGTGACTGACGGCTTGGTGCTGTGCTTGGACGCAGCGAATAGCCGTTCCTATCCCGGCAGCGGAACTGCCTGCTATGATCTGAGCAACCGTGTTGCGGCGGGAGTATTGCAAAACGGAACAACTTTCAGTTCCTCCAATCTAGGCAGTTTTGTTTTTGACGGAACAAATGACAGAATACAGATAGATTCTCCGTTTGGTGACATAGATTGGGCAGGCAGAGCATGGTCGCTGTCTCTTTGGTCAAAATGGGATGCCTTTGGCGACAGAGGAATGATAAATTTGAATTCGGCCAACAATACACATTATTGTCTCAATATGATATGTGGTTATGGTGGATTTTATTGGTACTTCATACAAAATTCCACAACCAATCAAGCACCTTTCTTCACTTCAAGTTCACCTGTGGCAGTAAACCAAATATTCAATTTCACCATGACATACAATGGAAACGGAGTATTTCCCGCATTATCAAATGTTTCCAACATAAGATTCTATATCGATGGAAATCTAGTTTCTACAACCGTAGGTGGTGGTGCCACTATTACCAATCAAAGCGGAATACAGTTGGGTGGAACAAACTATGCATTTGATGGCAATCTTTATCATGTTTCAATGTACAACCGAGTGCTAGCAGAGCAAGATGTGAGACAGAACTTCAACGCCATCAGAGGAAGGTTTGGTATCTAATGGCAGTCTTCTCTGGACCGGAAATGGTTGAAGATGGCTTGGTGCTGTGCTTGGACGCAGCGAATCCTCGTTCATACCCCCGAAGCGGGACAACTTGGTTTGACTTGAGCGGCAGGGGAAATCACGGTACATTGAAAAATGGCCCTACATTCAATGCAAATCTTGCTGGAGGCTCAATCGTATTTGATGGTACAAATGACTTTGTGGATGGTAGTTTGTCTTGCAGTAACACGCAGTATTCATTGGATTGGTGGCAGTATGCCCTGACTGCTTCTAACTACAACAACTACATCAGATTGGGTCCAAGTGATGGTAGTGGATGGGGAAGTTTCTTGTTTCACTACAACGGACCTGTTCCTGCATTCATTTCTGTAGGAACGGATACTGCAACAAGAATGCAAGCACCACAATTAAATGGAAGTTATGCAGTTACTTTGAATGCATGGCAGCACTACGCATGGTCGTTTGACAATGGCACAGCAAGACTTTACCATAATGGTTCTTTATTCCAAACAAAATCTATGAATGTTTCCACCAACAGTACATTTACCGAATATAGCGTAAGTTGGTCAGGGAGTGGATCACAAATAAATGGTTATGTTTCCAATTTCAAAGTCTATAGTCAGAAAGTGCTTTCTGACATTGAAGTAAGACAAAACTTCAACGCCCTCAGGGGAAGATTTGACATCTAATCCAAACAGAGGATCAAATGGAATACCCAAACAGAAACTATCTCATCTTCAATGTGTCGGAACTGCCTATCATCGACTTCTCCCAAGTACTTGAGACATCCGCAGACACTCTCCGTAGATCCGTGGATGGAACCAAGACATTTGTGAAATGGGAGACAGAGGAGCCTTCGTTTGTACAGTCCCTGACCACCAAGGAAGGCCCATATACCCACTCAGAAATCCTTGAAATCCTGTCTGGTTCTGACTGGGTTAATCTGACCCCGATGGGATCGATAAGTGGCTAAATAATCAGAAATGGCTGACTCTGACAAGAACATCATCATCCGCCCCAATCGCGGTGCAACGGGATCGACCGGGCAGCCGCAGATACGGTTTGTCGGTCAGAATGCCGATCCGATCACGCTGCGAGTCCTTGACATCACGGGAAGCAGCGCCGGGGCTATCTCGTTCGAGGGTTCTGCCGGACAGTTGTTCTCCATTACCAACTCCCTGACATCGGGAAGTATCTTCAGCGTCAACGACATTTCTGGATTACCGAGCATCGATGTCAATGCCAACGGGACCATCCTTTTCGCCGGATTCACGGGAAATGTCGGAATCGGTGCAACGGCAGGCATATCGGGTTCGGCACAGAGATTGACCGTGGTTGGCGGAATACATGTGACGGGAGGGGCAAGCAACATCGGCGGAACCCTGAACATGAACACGAACCTGATTCGTGACCTTGAGATGCGTGACTATTACGAGACATTGACAACGCCGACATTCTCGGGAGGTGTACTGACATGTGACCTCAATTCATCTCAGGTCTTCACTCATACCTTGCACTCTTCCATCAACCGCATCGTCCTGAGCAATGTCCCAACCAAGACAAATACGGTCATGGGATTCACCCTTGTTGTGAAGCAAGGCACAACGGGCGGAAACACGGCTGCATTCTCGGGCATATCGGGTGCCACGACATTGTTCGCAAACAACGAGGTTCCCGTCATGTCAACTGGTGCAAACAAGACTGACATAGTTTCATATGTCACCTATGACAACGGTTCAAACTGGTTTGGATTTTTGGGAGGACAGAATTTCTGATATGTTCGGTGGCATGAATTCCAACATCATTCGCAGAAAACCCGAAACAGGAAACCTTTGGGTATGGGGCAGAGGCTACAACTATGGGTTCCTTGGACTTGGAAATCGTGTGAATCTGTCTTCGCCTGTTGCATTGGGTAGAAGAAACGACTGGTATTCTGTTTCTTCTTCGGCAACTCATGCCCTTGCATTGACCGTAGGAGGAAGATTGTGGGCATGGGGAAACAGCAACAATGGTGAAATAGGAGACAACACCAACCAACCAAGATCATCGCCTGTACAGATAGGCACCTTGACCGACTGGACATATGCCCATGCAGGAAGAACCACTTCCTTTGCCATGAGAAGCAATGGAACATTGTGGGCATGGGGACAAAATGGTTCGGGCCAACTTGGCATCAACAGAACTACAAACACCAACAGTCCGATACAGGTCACATCGGGAGGATTCACGGGTTTTTGGAAAAGCGTAAATGTTGATGAGGCCACGGCAGCGGTTCGTGGAGATGGGACTTTGTGGACTTGTGGCCTGAACAACTATGGACAACTTGGATTAGGTGTCTTTGGCACCAATATGTCGGTACTCATGCAAGTGACGGGAGGAAGCGGAGGCACGGGTGGCTGGAGCAAGGTATCCTCGGGAAGAACACACATATTGGCCCTGAAGGAAGATGGGACATTATGGGCAGCAGGAAACAACAGCGCAGGACAACTTGGACTCGGCAACACGGTTTCTAGGTCTGTCTTCTTTCAGATAACTGGAGGGGCAGGAGCAACCAATGACTGGATGCTTCCCGTGGCAAACAAGGGATTCGGAAGAAAATCATTCGCAATCAAGAGAAACGGCACATTGTGGGGATGGGGATACAATAATTTCTTCTCTCTTGGCTTGGGCGATTCGTCAAATCGTTCTGTGCCGGTTCAGATAGGAACATTCACCGACTGGGTTGCCATGATGCCAAGCACGAATGGAGGAACCTTTGGGTTGCGAAGAAATGGAACGCTATGGATATGGGGGAACAACAATTATGGCATGGCCGGACAGAGCCTCAGCACATATGGATGGTCGCCCGTGCAGATGGGCACGGGAAACGACTGGTCTTCTCTGCTTCAGTCGGGAAGCAACTCTTACAATTTCCTGTTTGCATTGAAGACCAATGGAACCATGTGGGCATGGGGCAGAGGACAGGGAAATTACCGTCAGTTGGGATTGGGAAACACGACCAATTTCTCTGCCCCACAGCAGATAACCGGCGGAGGAGGCGCAACCAACGATTGGAAGATGGTCGGTCCAAGAAGGCAGGGAGGACATGCACTCAGAAACAACGGAACTCTCTGGGGTTGGGGAGAAGCATTTGACTTTCAGAATGGCGACGGAACAAGCACCACAAGATCAGTACCAACATTGGTGACAGGCGGAGCCGGGGCAACCAATGATTGGGCGACATTTTCTACTGGTCGTTCATTTTGCATGGCCATCAAGACCAATGGAACGCTTTGGGGGTGGGGAAGAAACAATTACGGTAACCTTGGATTGGGAGACACCACCACCCGATCCTTCGCCACACAGGTTGGCACCGGCAACAATTGGTCCGCTGTCAAGTGCGGATTTGCCGAAGTACTTGCCACCAAGACCGATGGAACCTTGTGGGGCTGGGGAAGAAATGCAAACGGACAACTTGGATTGCGTGACACGGTTGCAAGATCATCTCCCGTACAGATCACGGGAGCAGGGGAAACCGGCTGGACAAGGGGACTCACTTCCCTCGGCGTTGGAGGAAGGCATTGCCTTGTGATACGAGAAAATGGAACCCTGTGGGGGTTGGGTGGATATGACGGAAGACTTCTTGGAAATGGCGTATTCGGGGGACGGTCAGTCCCCATGCAAATCACGGGTGCAACTCCCGGTGGCGGCACAAATGACTGGCTTCAGGTAAATTGTACACAAAATCAGACATTTGCATTGAAGACGGACGGCACTCTGTGGTGCTGTGGATTTAACGGGTATTCCGTTCTTGGCCTAGGCCGTGCAGGAGAACTTCGTGGGGGTGATGGCTTCGGTCTTGTTGGCAGATTCACTCTTCAGGGAACAACGGCTGACAAGTGGAAGGATGTTTCTGGAAATGGAGTCAGCATAGCAGGAATACGCCAAGACGGAACCCTTTGGGGATGGGGGGGCAGGAATTACGGCGTTGGTTGCGTTCCTTACATGGTTCTTATCTCTTCTCCGATGTTGGTATCTTCCTTCAATGGGTGGACAACCAACATTGGAGCAACGGGAGTCAGAAACATTGGAACCGGGATCGGTTCGGCAATGGTCATTCGCAGAAGGAAGACAGATCCGAATTGAGAATATAATTTATTCGATTCGTGGCTAACATTGCGTTCTTATCCTAAATAAGGATGGAGTCTACATCATGCAGCATACCATTCATTTTCTTTCCGGCCTGCCTCGCAGCGGGTCAACCGTCCTCTCCTCCCTCCTCAATCAGCATCCACAGGTTCATTCCACTTCAACTAGTGGTCTGATCGACATCATGGGTGCCGTCTGCGTGGCATGGGAGCAATCGCCTTCAACCGTAGCACAGTCTGCCGACAAGGAAGAGGCATATCGCCTTCTCCGCTCCGTTGCCGACAGCAAGTATGAAACCGTGTCCAAGCCGGTCATCATCGACAAGAGCCGTGGATGGGCAAATCCGCAGATCATGGAAACGCTGACACAGGTTCTCGGAAAGCCGCCAAAGATCATTGCCACGGTCAGGAACCCCGCCGATTGCGCTGCATCGTTTGTCCGTGTTGCCAAACCAAAGGATGTTCCGAATTTCCTGCGCTCTTCTCAACTCATAGCGCATCTGAAGTCCTCGTATGCAATTCTCAACCAAGGCTACGAGAAGCATCCAGAGAATTTCTGCTTCGTTGATTACGATGATCTCATCCAGTCTCCGCAGGCGCAGATGGATCGCATCATCAAGTTCCTTGGTCTTGAGCCACACAAATTCGATTTCCACAACATCGACACCAAGGTAGTTGCAGAGAAGGATGATGAGGCATGGGGGATTCCGAATCTTCACACGATAGCCCCTCGCTTGGGCAAGCAGCATAATCAGGATGCAAGGACGGTTCTTGGCTTCAAATACGATGACTTTGATCCGCCCAAGTTCTGGAAGGGGGAAAATTTTGAAGCACCACGAAAGAAGAAGAAGATTGACATCTCGGTGGAACTTGCCATGCGTGGGGAATTCGACAAGTCCTACAAGATATTGTGTGAGGCACAGAAAGAGAATCCCGAGTGCAACAAAATCGCATTCAACATGGGTTGGTATGCCTTGCGTCAGGATCGCTTGCAGGAAGGCATGGAAAACCTTGCCCGTGGACGGTTTGAGAATTGCTTTGGCAATCCCAAGCCACCCGTGCCGACTCCTTTGTGGGATGGAAAAAGCATGGGAACAATTTTGTACAATCTTGAGGCTGGCCTAGGTGACCAGATTCATGCCCTGAAGTACATTCAAGACATCAATCGTCGTGGTTGTGATGTTATCGTTGCTTGTTCTCCCGAACTCTGCCCGTTGGTGAAAGTTTGCACGGGAGTCAAGATGATCATAGACCATGCAGCGGCAGGAATGGTCTATCATGACTTCTGGGTTCCATCCATGTCCGTGCTGTTGCCCCTTGGTTATGAATACAAGGACATCAGCGGAAAGCCATACATCCCACGGACACGGCATCCTATCAACAAGCGTCCTGTGATAGGTGTGCGTTGGCAGGGAAACCCCAAGTTCGAACATGAACAGAACCGAAGATTCCCCCTCAAGCCTTTCTTTGATGCTCTTCGCAACATAGATGCGGATTTCATTTGCTTGCAGCGTGACGAAGGGGAGGAAGACTGTCCAGACTTCATCAAAAAAGTTGCTCTCAATGATTGGGAACAGACACGGGATGCAATCTCAGGATGTGACTTAGTGATTTCCTCATGTACAAGCGTTGCCCATCTTGCGGGTGCAATGGGAGTTGAAACCTGGGTCGTGGTTCCTGTTCTCAATTATTACATTTGGAGCGTACCGGGGAACAAGACACCATTCTATGATTCGGTACGGCTATTTCGTCAGCAGAAATTTGGCTGTTGGAAGGCTCCGACACAGGAAATTGCCGAGGCATTGGCTGCTAAATATCCGAGCATCAAGCCGCCATCGAAGGCTGCACCAAGAACAACAAAGGCAACAAGGAGAAATCACAATGCAGAAATATGTCAGAGTAGAGAATGACCAAGTGGTTGAATGCCTTGACTATCTTCCCGGTACACCGGGAGATTGGCGGGAGGCAATCGACATCACACCGACTCTTATACCTTTAAAGCAAATTTGTGGGCCACATCATTTCGATATCAGCAAGAATCCCGTAGAAATCGTGTGGAGCGTGATTGACTTGAATGAGCAGGAACGGAAGGAAACATTGATGAATATTCTGGTTAGTCCCTTGACCTTCAAAATGCAGCAAGAAATGCAAAAAGAATTCAACAATTCTTTAGAGGGAATTGGAATGGATGTTGATTTTGTTCGTTCGTTGACTGAACAAGTTCGGGCAATCAAGACAGAGATTGCTGCCCTGACCACTCACGAAGAAATTGATGCATACATCGCCGCCAAGGGAATCACTCCCTGAACTGACTTTCACAATTAGTGGGGACAAGTCGTGAGAATTGCTTTTACCATCATACATAATGGTCTTCATCACCTGAAGCACAACGATCAAGCGGAGAGAATCCTTTCGATGTGCGACAGGTGGGTGGTGGTGGAAGGAGCCGCCCGTTCCAAGGGCAGCACGACTTGGTGCAAGGAGTTTCCCGAAAGTCTCCATGAAAATGGAGCCAGCGTGGACGGGACATTGGATTACCTGAACGATCTTTCGCAGAAGAACGACAGGCTGATCCTTGTCCCGTCCACCGGCTTCTGGGAATCCAAGGATCATCAGGTCAATCGGGCAATTGTGGAAGTCCGCAAGATCACGGATCGCTGTTTCCTGTGGGAGTTCGATGCCGACGAGCAATGGGATGCTGAGTCGATGGATGCAGCGGAAAAAGAACTTGTTGAAAAGAACGCCAAGGCAGGATGTTTTGCAGCAGATTGCTACATCGGCAGGAACCTGATGGCAATCGGAGATTGGGGCGAGGCAAGGACATACGGATACACCCGCCTGTGGAATTGGGAAGGCGAGAACTTCATCTGCCATGAGCCTCCCGTGCTTGAGGGGCTGATGGGGATCGATCCAACCATGCTGTCGCCTAGATTCAAGCACTACAACTATCACTTTGAGAAGGATGTTGCATTCAAGGATGCATGGTATGGTGGTCATGAGGGAATCCTTGAAAGATGGAAGTTGATCAATTCCCTTGACAAGCGATTCTTCCCAATGCACATCTCAAACCTCATCACGGGGCCGTGGGGCAAGTCCAACAGCGCAATAATATGGAACAATAGAAATGAAGAACATCCTCGTCATTGGTGACAGTTGCCGAGATATCTTTGTGTACTGCGATGCACATAGGCTATGCCCCGATGTTCCTGTTCCTGTGTTGAATGTCTCCTATCAAACAGAGAACAAGGGAATGGCTTTGAATGTTCAGGAGAATATCAAGGCTCTTGGACAGCCTTGCGACATCTTCACAAATTCAAATTGGCACGATGTCACCAAGACTCGCTATGTCCACGCAACAAGCAACCATGCTTTCTTCCGTGTTGACTCTGGCATCAAGCCAGAAAGAATGATGAATTGTCCTTCTCTTCTATACGGGATGATCGTGATCTCCGATTACAACAAGGGATTTCTCAAGGAAGAAGACATTGCAGCCATCTGTTCCATGCACGACAATGTATTCGTTGACACCAAGAAGCGACTTGGCCCATGGCTCAACCATGCCCGATACATCAAAATCAATGCATCCGAGTACATGGCATCCAAAGAATTCATCACGCCGGAACTGAAGGACAAGATCGTCGTTACCCTCGGCAAGGATGGCTGCGAACACAGGGATCATATCTATCCCGTGCAGCAATCCGATGTCCGTGATGTCTCGGGAGCAGGAGACACCTTCCTCGCGGGACTTTGCGTGAAGTACTTGCAGACAAGCGACATAGAGGAATCCATAATGTTTGCAAATCGTTGTGCGGCTTCTGTGGTGAAGCATCGTGGAGTCACGGTGGTTGATCCGAATGAAATCTGAAATCAACAAGATTGTACTCACCAACGGCGTGTTTGATGTCATTCACAGAAAGCACATCGAACTCCTGTCATTCTGTAAGGAGCAAGGTGACTATCTGATCGTGGCGATAGATTCGGATCGCAGGGTGAGAGAAACCAAGGGAAGCACTCGCCCAATCAACAGCGAGATGGACAGGAAGTTTGTTCTGAATTCCTTGAAATTTGTTGACGAAGTTCTTGTGTTTGACACGATCCAAGACCTTCGGCAATTGCACAAAGGGATTCGCCCAAACATCTATGTAAAGGGCGGTGACTGGCAGGAATCGTTTCTGCGTGAAACCGATGGTATACTTCCTGCCACCAAGGTCATCCTCTTTCCATACGAGAATTCCTATTCCTCCACGAAGACCATAGAAAGAATGAGGCAATCGCAATGATCGTTGTTACCGGCGCATCTGGCTTCATAGGAAGCAGGATGGTTGCATATCTGAACACATTGGGCATCACGGACATAGCCGTAGTTGATGACTTTGAGGTCAATCACAGGCTCGGGTATGCAAGCAAGGCAAACTACGCCAACTTGCAGTCTTGTGAGTTTGGGACCGTGCATCCAATCATCATGAGTAGGGATTCGATACTTCCTGTTGGTGACATTCAGGCAGTATTTCACTTTGGTGCCATCAGCAACACTCTCGAAAAGGACACCTCAAGGCTCTACAACTACAATACCCGCTACACCTACATCCTTGGCGAGGCTTGCAAGGAGAGGGGCATTCCCCTGCTGTTCAGTTCAACCGCAGCAGTCTATGGCAACGGAAACGGTCCTCTGAACGACTATGCCAAGTCCAAGAGGATTTCCGAAAAAGATATATCTGCTCATGCCGTATGCTTCAGGCTTTTCAATGTGTATGGTCCCAACGAATCACACAAGGGCAGGATGGCATCGGTAATCCATCATTGGCACAACCAACTGACCAAGAACGGAATTCTTGAGATGTTTGAAGGTTCCCATGCGTACAAGCGTGACTTCATTTGGGTCAACGATGTGTGCCGAGTCTTTCATTCGGCATCGATCAACTACCAGCCGGGAATCTATGACTTGGGAAGCGGCAGGAGCGAAGCCCTTGACAAGGTTGCTAGAGTGGTGATTGCTGCTCATGGTGGCGGTGAAATCAAGGAGATACCGATGCCAAGCGACTTGGCGCTTCAGTATCAGACAAACACGCAGTCAGATATTGTTGCCATAAGAAACAATGGTTGGTGCGTAGACATGATGGGAATTGAGATGGGAATCCCCCTGTACATCGAAAAGTTGAGGAACGCAAAATGGCAAGTCGCAAGTTGAAGAGCGAGATGGTGGAAAAAGGTTGGGGCAACGAGATCATCTTTGCCAACAACGGAAGATACTGCGGAAAGTTGCTGAACCTGAACGCAGGAAAGAAGTTCAGTATGCACTTTCACCTGATGAAGGACGAGACATGGTATGTCGCCAAGGGAAGCCTGATACTTCGTTGGATCGACACCTCGGATGGCAAGACGCATTGGGAGAAACTTGATGTGGGAGATGTAGTGAGGAACTTCTCGGGGTTTCCCCATCAACTTGAGGCAATAGAAGACTCAACGATATTTGAAGTTTCCACCCAACACTTCGACCACGACAGTTACCGTGTACTGCCCGGAGACAGCCAGAAGTGAGATACGCCTTCGACATCGACAATACATTGGTTTCCACGCAGGGTAGCGATTACCAAAATTCAACCCCGATACAACATCGAATTGATTCGGTGAATCGTCTTTACGAGGAAGGCCATACCATAATTCTTTTCACGGCAAGGGGTTCTGCATCAGGCAATGACTATACAGAATTCACCAAGCAGCAGATGGAGAAATTCGGAGTCAAGTATCATGTTCTCATCACGGGCAAGCCGGATGTAGATGTCTTCATAGATGACAAGGCAATGTCGGTTCGCGAGTGGGATCGAAAGCAAGGACGAATTGTTCTTCGCTTTTGAAAATAGCAGAAATACTTATCCACAATCGACAAATCCCTTGCACGAATGAGTGTTTCTGCGTATCCTTTGGTCTAAATACACTCACCAAACAAGACACAACAAGGAGAAGAAAATGAGTGAACACGGACTTCCCACGCCTTACCAGCATTTCATCCATCTTTCAAGATATTCAAGATGGCTTGAATCGGAGAACCGCAGAGAGACATGGGAAGAAACGGTGGCTCGTTACTTCGACTTCTTTGACAAGCACCTTGGCAGCAAGATCACCAAGGAGCATCGCAAGGAACTTGAGACTGCCGTTCTGAACCTTGAGGTGATGCCTTCCATGCGGGCATTGATGACCGCCGGTCCTGCTCTTGAGCGTTGCAATGTAGCGGGATACAACTGTGCATTCGTGGCAGTCAATCGTGTCCGTGCTTTCGATGAAATCCTCTATGTGCTGATGTGTGGCACGGGAGTGGGCTTCAGCGTGGAGAATCGCTTCGTCTACAAGTTGCCGACCGTTGCCGAGGAATTCTTCCCAAGCGACACCGTGATCGTGGTTGAGGATTCCAAGATCGGATGGGCAAAGGCATTCAAGGAACTCATCAGCCTGCTGATTGTAGGACAACTTCCCAAGTGGGATGTCTCCAAGGTCCGTTCCAAGGGTGCAAGACTCAAGACATTTGGTGGCCGTGCAAGCGGTCCCGATCCGCTTGTCGAATTGTTCAAGTTCACATCCGACACCTTCCGTAAGGCAGCAGGCCGCAAGTTGACAACAATTGAATGCCATGACATCGTTTGCAAGATCGCGGAGATCGTGGTGGTTGGTGGCGTTCGTCGCTCTGCATTGATCAGCCTGTCTGACCTCAACGATGAGCGGATGCGTAATGCCAAGGTTGGTCAATGGTGGGTGATCGATCCACAGAGGGCATTGGCAAACAACTCTGCCGTCTACCAAGAGAAGCCCGAGATCGGCACCTTCATGGACGAGTGGGTTTCTCTGTACAAGTCAAGGAGCGGTGAGCGTGGAATTTTCAATCGCGATGCAGCCAAGAAGCAAGTTTCGAAGTTGGGTGATCGTCGTGATCCAAACTTTGACTTTGGAACAAACCCATGCTCGGAGATCATCCTGCGTGACCGTGAATTCTGCAACTTGTCCGAAGTGGTGATTCGCAGCACCGACAGCGTGAATGACCTGACTCGCAAGGTTCGTCTTGCTGCCATCCTTGGCACATGGCAGGCATCCCTGACCAACTTCCGCTACATCTCAAGCGAGTGGAAGAAGAACTGCGAGGAGGAGGCTTTGCTTGGGGTTTCGCTCACGGGAATCCTTGACAATTCCCTGCTGCGAAACTACAACAATCTTGATGGACTTCTTGAAACAATGAAGCAAGTCGCAGTCAAGACAAACGCCGAATGGGCAAAGAAGATCGGCATCAACCCTGCCGCAGCCATCACTTGCGTCAAGCCTTCGGGAACTGTGTCTCAGTTGGTTGACGCTGCTTCAGGAATCCATGCCCGTCACAGCGAATACTACATTCGCACAGTCCGGGCAGACCGCAAGGATCCGCTGTGTCAGTTCATGATCGACCAAGGCTTCCCCGCAGAGCCTTGCGTGATGCGTCCTGACCATACGATGGTTTTCTCTTTCCCAATGAAGTCGCCAAAGGGTTCACCTACACGAAACGACATCACGGCCATTGAACATCTTGAATTGTGGAAGATGTACCAAGACCATTGGTGTGAACATAAGCCTTCCATCACGATCACGGTTCGTGAGCATGAATGGCTTGATGTTGGTGCATGGGTCTACAATCACATTGACAGCATCTCGGGAATTTCGTTCCTACCTCACTCCGATCACAGTTATCAGCAGGCACCATACCAAGACTGCACCAAGGAGCAGTACGAGGCCATGGTTGCCAAGATGCCGAAGAATGTCGATTGGAGCCTGCTGTCAAATTACGAGAAGGAAGACAATACCGCAGGGACGCAGACATTCGCATGTTCTGCGGGTTCGTGTGAGATTGTTGACTTAACACAAGCGAGTTGAATAAATACTCCTGCTGTGAAGATAGCAGGAATCGATTACTCACTCTGCTCCCCTGCCGTCACCGTTCATAGCGGTGACGGCTTTTCTTTGGAGCAATGCAAGTCCCACTTTCTGACGGACACGAAGAAACACGCCACCATGTACATGTCAACAGGACTGCATTGCCGTGGGTGGGACTATCCGCAATGGTCGATGCCTGAGTTTGGGCGAGGGGAAGATAGGTACGACAAGATATCCGATTGGACAATGAACCTTATCTCCGACTGCGATCTTGTCTACATTGAAGACTATGCCCTAGGTGCCAAGGGAAAGGTTTTTAACCTTGGCGAGAATTGTGGATTGTTGAAATGGAAAATGTGGAAAGCGGGAATAGGCTTTCATCTCGTTGGTCCCACGGTAGTGAAGAAGTTCGCAAGTGGCAAGGGAAATGCCGACAAGGACAAGATGTATGAGGCATTCCTAAAAGAAACAGGGGCTGACATCCGAAAGGAAATCAGCCCCGAGTCCAAGAAGGTTACGAGTCCCGTGTCTGATATCGTGGACTCTTACTTTATCTGCAAGTACGCTTACAGTTCGCTTGCAAGCATCTGACTGCGTAAGCGCCTGTGCGCCCGTGTGCCCGTACACCCCCACTCGGGCGGGAGCGCACACGCCCATGCGCCCGTGTGCGTGAGGCGTTCGGTTTGATAGGGAATCTCCTCATGGACATCCCCCATGTCATCATCAAAATCGTCTTCTTGCGGACGGGTTCTTGGATCAGCGGCCACGATGGAACTTCTCCTTTGTTTCGAAAAAGAAATCGTCATCTTCATAATCATCCTGCGAGAAAGCATCATTCAGGTTTCTGTGATGCTTCAAAATCTTCTTGTGGTGAGTGTCGCTGCGGCGACTAGAACTGCGCTCCAATGCGCCATTGTCCTTTTCCTGACTCATGTCTTTACTGCCTTTATGGGAATTAGATTTGGGAAAGCGATGTCCACAACCTCCCGTGGAAGGCCAGGAATTTCCCCTTCGATCATCTGCTCAATGGTCTTTGCCTCTGAAGGATGGACCGACTCAAGCAGTTGAATCAGAAGTTCGTTCTTGCGCTTCTCGGTGACTGGATTGTCCTTTTGAAAGACATACAGTCTTCGATACTCAATCATGAGATTGGTAAACGCAAGTCCCTCGGGTGCAGGATCGGGCGTGTATGCGGGTGCCTTTTCGCAGTACCAAGTCACCTTCGGATCATATGTGTACTTCAGTACTTCTTGCAAGGCAGGCGATCCATGCGCCCGCAGGATGTTGGCCTTGTCTCTGTTTGACCCCTGCGATGCAGCCTTTGTCAGTATCTCCGAAATCAGTAGTTGCATGGTAAATGCTCCTTCGTCCTTATTTAGTAGACGGCAAGGATAATTGTGTCGGCATTTACCCTGCCGCTTGCTTCTTTTTCCACGGTATTTGAAAGACCGATGGCATTCTTAACAGAGCGAATTCCCCCATCCTCACGGACTGCCTTCAGGAGGGGGTCTGGCTTACGCAGCCGCTTGGATTTGGACTTGTCGGCATCAAATCCGATGACCGTAGTTCCCTTGATGGAAAGCCCCGTCTTGGTGGATGCCTCAAGGATGGTACAAGTCTTGGTCTTCGTGTTGAACAGAATGGCTTTCTCTGCCCCGACGATCTTTGTTGGATGCACGGACTTGATCTTCCAAGTCTCGTCTTCCTTCTTGTATTTCAGGTTCTTGACCACCTTGACCGGATCCTTCGGTCTGCGACGGCGAGGCTGTCTCAACTTCTTGGAAATCTCAACCTGATGTTGGCAGGCTTCGATGAGGCAATTGAGCCACTTGTGGTATTCCTTCAACTGCTTCTTGGTGTACAGCGAATAGGCTTCCTTCAACTGCTCGTCGGCCTTGCCCCCAAGAAGGGTTTCGATTGGATCAAGCCGCCGCCGAAACCACTCTGCGATTCGGGTTGCCTGAATACCACGAATATTTCTTTTCCGAATGTAATCGGCAATGACATTGCATCCATTCTTTGGATTCGTACTGCCGCCGATAAAGAACTGATCTTCAAACTGTTCAAGTTCACCAATGAGAATTGAAACTTGCTCACGGATGCGATCTTGAATATTGGGAAGCCCTTCCACCTTCTCCACCTCACGGATGGACTTGCCCTTCTCCGCAAGGTGCCTAATCGCCTTCAGGAGCCGTTCCTTGCGTACCTCGGGCAAAGGTGCCCCTAGACTCAGGAGCCTCGCCAGAACGCCTACAATGCATCCGGGTTCATGTGGGGCCACCTCATCGGGAGTGGTCGTAGTCTGCCCTGTACGGGCGACTGCCTTAATTTCAGAATCCCCGAAGTTATTGGCCTTCATGAATTCTAAAATCCACTTCCGATGGTCGTTGTCATCGGACATATGGTGATACCAATTTTCAGCCCGTGCCAAGGCACAAGCCCGTTCCACGGGATCTTTTGAAATTTCGTCCCATTGGGGTTCGGTTCCCCAATGAACCTGTTCGGCTTTCGTTGCCATGTGGGATATCTTATCGTCTGCTATTTTGATGTCAAGCCCTATTTGGGTATTGACATGGATTGGTTTGCTGTTATACTTATGCAAGCACCGAAGAAATCCCAAAAGGTTTGGGATCGATGCAGTTCATCTACAAAGGTGAATCATGTCAGAGAAGCACGATACGAAGACGCACTCCCGCAAGCCGCAGAAGGTTTGGGTGCAGTCCCTGAACAAGGTCGGACAAGTCAAGAAGGTTGAGCGTGATCCCGTGTGGGGTTCGCAGTATCTCGTCAGCGTCTACTCTCCTGAGTGGATCGGTGACACCCATCCCTATGAACACTTTTGGGTCAAGGAGGATGATGTGTTGCCCGTGAAGGAGAGGGAGGAAGCCTGAGATGCGAATGAGCAAGTACGATCTCCCCACGGACGAGATTGACATTCTTGCCCTTGATGCCTCCGATCCCTCCAACTATGAGGAGGAAGACGAGGATGAGTCGTGGGACGAGGAAGACGATCTTCCTGAATGGGATGATGAAGAAGAGGATGAGGACGGTGAAGGCGAAGCGGATGTTGAGGAAGACGAAGACGAGGATTGGGCGAACACCGAAGACGAAGACTTCTGAATAAATCCACCTTGGCTTGGGGATGATCGACCATCCCCTTCTGGCCCCATCGTCTAGTTGGTCTAGGACACCTCCCTTTCACGGAGATAACAGGGGTTCGAATCCCCTTGGGGTCACTTATGCTACAATCAACGCAATGAACATCTTTTACCTACACGAATATCCTGACAAGTGCGCCCAAATGCATTGCAACAAGCATGTGGTCAAGATGGTTCTTGAATACACGCAGTTGCTTTCCACGGCACATCGCTTGTTGGATGGCAAGCAATCAATCGTAAAGATAAATGGCAGGAACATGAAGCGTTGGACGCTTGAAAACAATGTTCTGAACGAACGGCTGTTTCTCGCTTCCCATGTCAACCATCCATGTGCTGTTTGGGCACGGGAAACCCAAGACCAATACCTGTGGCTGCACAGACTCCTGACGCACTTGCTCAAGGAATACTCCTTTCGCTACGGCAAGACTCATTCCGTACAGAACCGCTGTTGGGATGATTTGCGTAAGCATCCATTTGCGCTCAACAGCAAGCGTGGGTGGCGTGAGCCTCCACAAGCCATGCCCGATGATTTCAAAGTTCATGGGAACTCCGTGCTTGCATATCGCAAGTACTATGTCGGTGCAAAGTCAAAGTTAGCCAAGTGGTCAGTCCGTCCTGCACCCGATTGGTGGTCGCTAAATATCCTTACACAGAAGGAGAACACTAATGCCGTTCTATGACTACAAGTGTAAGGGGTGCGATCATGCATTTGAAGAGATGCTTCGGATGGCTGACATCGACAAGCCAACCAAGAAGAAGTGTCCCAAGTGCGGAAAGAAGAAAGTGGAAATCGTGGTGGGAACACCCGCAGTATGCGATCCCGTTCGCATTGGCGTTCGCCGTCCCGACCAAGGGTGGAAGGAAGTGATGGCAAAGGTCAAGGAAGCACACCCAAGATACAACATGAAGGGCAGACTAGGATGAACTTTCCGCAAATCAGGTCGGTACAGATTGAAGATTACGGGCGATTCTATGAATCACCGATGACGGGTCATTGGTATCCCTCTGTCACCACCGTGACGGGGTTTGCCAAGAAGGACTTCTGGACAAAGTGGAGGAGCAATCCTGAGAACAGGAAGACCTCCGATCTTGCCATTGCCCGTGGCAACATGATGCACGAACTTGCCGAGGCATACCTGAAGAAGGAGTACGAGAAGATTGACCGTGTTCCTCTTTCCGACAAGGTTCTGTTCGTGCAGTTGAAGAAGTACCTTGACCGCATCAACTCCGTGTATGCACAGGAGATTCCGATGTGGTCGGACACTCTTCGCATGGCAGGACGATTCGACTGCATCGGTGAATACGATGGCAAGCCGTCGATCATCGACTTCAAGTCTTCAAAGACCGAGAAGAAGCCTGAGTGGATTCTCAACTATTTCCAGCAGGCAACTGCATACGCCCACATGTGGGTCGAACGGACGGGGCAGAAGTTGCCTCAGATCGTGATCCTTGTGTCCTGCGACAATGGAGCAGACCAGGAATTCATCCGCAGTCCGCTTGACTATCGCGAGAGCCTTCGTGATGCCATCGACAACTATTGGGCAAACAACGATTTCAAGGAACTTCAGGAAAGGGCCAAGGATGCGTTTGCTAAGACGGCTGTTTCCGTGGCTTAAGAAGAATATTCCTCTTGAAACCAATGGAGAGGAACGCTATCATTGCGTCCGCATCTTCCGCAAGGAAGGCGACGAGATCGTCATGCTCCTGACCGAGAAGGAAATGGAGAATGGGATTCGTCGTGCCATCGAAAGAATCGGAGTGGTCCCTTATTCGGAGTAAGCATGGGTTCCATCGTGAACATGAACAATGACTTCAGCAAGGAAGTCGAAGAATTCGTAAAGAAGCAGAAGGAACCATCGTACATCGATGCGGTCCTGCACCTGTGCGAGAAGCACGGAGTTGAACCCGACACCATCTCAAAGTTGTTGAGCAAGCCGATCAAGGAACGGCTAAAGGTGGAGGGTCAGCAGTTGAACTTACTCAAGAGGGATTCCAAGTTGCCGCTATGAACGGCTACGAAGCATATCGAATCTATGTCTCCCTGAAAGCGCATTTTCGTGGCGGGAACTATGACTTCTTTCGCTACGGAAGACTGACTCCGAAGGTACAGACATACGAGACTCGCAAGGATCGCCACTTCTTCGACAAGTTGGCAAAGCGCCATCCATTGGAGGAGAACATGGTCAAGTTTCTCCTGTCTCAGATTCAGGAAGACCCGAACATGTGGGTTGGTTCCATGCTTGGCGAAGAAGCGAATCAGCGTTACCTTGAGTGGCGCAAGCGCAACGAACGGCTGTCCTACCAATTTGGTGAGGATGTCAAGACTATCATCAAGTATGCCTCAATCCATGAGAAGTTCACTCCAAGTGCATGGGGCAACATGTTCGTGGTTTCCGAAAAGGGCAACCACCCACGAATCCTCAAATTGCTGATGCAGAAGAAGATCGCTCCTGAATCATTCTGTGTCTTGGACGGGATGCTCAATTTCACCAAGTCATGGAATTCAAAACTTCAAGGCGATCCTGTTTGGGAAGAGATGAAGGCACGACTGAACGGCTACAAGTCCTTCGTACTGCATTTCTCAAACATGGACAATTTGAAGGAATCGGTGCGAAGAATCCTGTCTGAATCGGCAGAAACCAACTTGACCGCAGACTAGATACCTGTATACTCTTTACATTACCCATACTCACCATACTCACACACGAAAGGACACGAAACATATGGGATTCTCTGATCTTAAGAAGAAGTCAAAGTCGATGACGGAACAACTCTCCAAGGAAATGGAGAAGTTGACCACCAAGGGGGGCTACGAAAAGGATGACCGTTTCTGGTCGCTTGAGCGTGACAAGGCAGGCAATGGCTATGCCGTGATTCGCTTCCTTCCCGCCGTGGAGAACGAGGAGATTCCGTGGGTTCGGGTCTTCAGCCACGGGTTCAAGGGCAAGGGTGGATGGCTCATCGAAAACTGCCCGACCACCATCGGCAAGAAGTGCCCGATCTGCGAGGGTAACAACGAACTGTGGAACAGCGGAGTGGAGTCGGACAAGTCCATCGCCCGTGACCGCAAGCGCAAGTTGACCTACATCTCCAACATCCTTGTCGTGAAGGATCCTGCCAATCCTTCCAACGAGGGCAAGGTCTTCCTCTTCAAGTACGGTGCGAAGATTTTCGAGAAGATCAACGACAAGATGACACCCAAGTTCGATGACGAGAAGCCGATGAATCCATTCGACTTCTGGCAGGGTGCCAACTTCAAGTTGAAGGCCACGATTGGTGATGGTGGCTATGTCAACTATGAGAAGAGCGCCTTCGACTCCGCTGAACCGCTCCTTGAGGGCGAAGATGCAGAACTAGAGGCTGTTTGGAAGAAGGAGCATCCGCTGCTTCCCTTCGTTGCACCCGATCAGTTCAAGGCTTACGAGGAACTGAAGGATCGTCTGCACACGGTTCTCTTTACGGAGGCTCCCGAGAAGAAGGCCGAGGACGAGCCTGTGCGTGAGTCCCTTTCGCAGAAGTTCGCCAAGAGCAACAAGGCCGTCGAAGAGGCAGTCAAGCCTGCGGCGAAGAAGCCTGCTCCAAAGAAGGAAGACGATGGCGACGATGATGCCCTCGCCTACTTCCGCAAGTTGGCCGAAGAGGACTGATTGTAAAACTCAAACCTTTCGCGACTGCCGCTCGGAAACGGGCGGCAGTTGTGTTTATGTGGCGATCAAAGCCCGTGTCGGATCCATGTGGTGAACAGGATTTGGAGAAAGAGCAACAGGAATTGTGTTGTTGCCTCCTCCACCGCCAGCAACATTGTTTGTCATTGACGATGTATTGTTGATGATGACCGGTGCGCTGACTGCCTTTGGTTCTGCCATTCCCATTCTTTCGGAATAAGGCATGAAAGGAGCGGTTGTCGGGGCAGCGGCACCGCTTTCCCTCAGCATTATCGCTTCAGCATTGGCTCGGAACAAAGGACTTTCTAGCCTGCTTCTTGTCCGTGATTCGGTAATCTTTCTTTCGGTTTCCTGCTCTTCCCGAATCTGCGCCTGTGTTGCCATTTCCTGCCGCTTATCCGGTTCTTCGTCACCAAACCAATCAAACCACCCGAAGATCGTTTCCTTGACGGCAGCAAAAGCCTCATCAAGGACAGCGGTGAATTCGTCTATCCATGATGTTATGTTGTCGAATGCTTCCTGCGTATTTTCATTGAGATATGTAAGCCAGTCAGAGACTGCCGTGAAGGCATCGACAATAGGCCCAAAGATCATGCCAACGAACTTCATGATTCCAACGAAGATCGGCACCACAAGGTAGTCAAGCAATGGCTTCAGCACGAAGTCATAGATCATCTTCACCACTTCAAAGACCATCTTGAACACGAACTTCAATATGGCAAGAACGGGAGTGAGAAGAATCAACACGAACCCTACCAACTTGGCGACAATTTCACCGACCTTCTTGAGAACCGTGAATATCGGCTTCAGCACATTCTCAAACAAAGATCCGACGATTGGCTTCAGCGTATCGTTCCATAAGTCATATAGTGTTCCTCCGAGCCAAGAGAACACATCCGCAAAGACCTCAAAGAAACCTGAAACTTGGGTGATGATTCCATCAAGAGGCTTGGACAATGCATCATACATTGCCTCAAAGTCAAGGATGAAGTCGCTCAATCCGAGGGTCAGGAACGCAGCAATTCCTTTGAGCAATCCCACGAAGATGGACTTGATTACGCCACCAACTCCTTCGGTTTCCATCTTCTTGAAAGCCGAAACAATGGTTTCAATCACAGACGGAATAACTGACAGGAAAGGAATGTACTTTGCTATGCTTGCACCAAAACGGAATGCTGTCTTGAAGACTCCAAGAGCGGCCTCACCGAAGATGAATTCAACGGACTGCATTATCGTCTTGAGGATTCCTGCTCCTCCGCCCGAGAACATCGATGTGATTCTTCCAAAGCCATTCGAAACGCTGCTTCCGATGCTTGAGAAAAGTCTTGTGAATGTCGGAAAGAGACTTTTGAACGAGTTGCCTATGAATGTAGTCAATTCAAGGAACTTACCACCAACACGGGAGGCTATCCCGAGGAATACCTCACCTGTCAGCCTGACCACGGTGTTGCCAATGCTGTAAATTCTGTTTGTCAAATATCGAATCCCATCGACAAAGAAGGCAAGACCATCTCCAACGACACCGAATCTTCGCAAAAACTTGGTTGTCACATCAAGCATCGAAGTGACGAACGGACCAACAGACTTGGAAAACAAGGTGAACATCTTCCCGATTTCAAGGATTGCGGTCTTGTACATGGGTATCGCCGTGGCGATGAATCCTGTAATTCCACCCAACGCACCCATCAACAGACTCACAGGCATACTGACCTTTTCTGCTCCTGCTGCTCCCATTCCGAGGAGTCCGCGAGTCCCGCCCAACAGACTGCTCCTTGCCATCAAAGCGGCAGGCAGGGCCAACGCATTATTATAAATGCCTTTCAGCCCAGTTTGTGTCTTCGCCAATTCGTTGACTGCATTGGCCAACTGTTTGGTTGCGTCTTCCGTGGCCTTGGTGCCAGCCTTGCTTGCGTCCTTGCTTTCGTCTGCTGCTTCCTTTGCTGCCGCTGCCGCCGCTTTCTGTGCATTGGCGGCATCCTCAGTCTTGTCAACCAATTCTCCTGTGTTGGTGGCCGTGGTCTGTACAGCGTCCTTGATCGCCTCTGCTGTCTGTGCAGTCATAGCAACAGGAGTCGCAGGACTTGCGCCGGGTACAGCGGGAGCAGTACCAAGAACAGCCTCAACCTCCGTTCCTGTTTTTGCATTGTTGAGAAGATCACCTATGCTTGGTTGGTTCTCTGCTTTTTCCTTGGCGGCTTCTGCTGCACCCTTTAGGGAATTTTCAAGGTTTATACCGAATTCAGATGCCTTCTTGGTCATCTCCTCGAACTTCTGATTCGTATCTTGCAGCCTAGCACCGAGTTTCGTCAGAGGATCGCTGACATCCTTGGTAGTCTTGGTCAAATCCTCGTAGGACTTCTTGGCAATCTCAAGAGTGTCCTTCATCTTCTTCAGATTCAGACGCACCCCATCCACTTCCCCCGTATTCTTGTCAAATGCCTTGGTAGAATTAGAAAGACGCTTCTCAAGGTCTTTGAGCGAAGCCACAGCATCGTCTATTCTGCTTGTTAGACCGGCTAGACTGCTTCCAAGAATGTCTTCTTCTGCCATGTGTCCTTTTCCTTATCGGTGCTTGGCTTGCTCTTGTTCCATTCTCTCCTTTTCCTCTTTCACATAGTTGATCAGCAATCCAATGTAGGTCTGCCTTTCCCAAGGCATCATGTTCTCGATTTCAGTCAGGCTGAACTCATGTTGTTTCATCATTATAAAATTAGTCTGCATCATGTTCGCAAGTGACTCATGACACATCAGGATGTAAAAAAATCTTTGATCCCTCGCAATGTGTACTTGTTGTCCTTGCTGCACTTGTGACACACGAAGGAAACTTCCTTCTTGATTGTCGGCATGGTGTTGAAGAAGTCCATGATTTTCATGAACATCGGCTGTGACAGATTTTCGATGAACTCCTTGACTTCTTCCTTCGTGAAGTCCTTGGTCTTGTATGTGTTACCACGATCCTGTATCACTTCGATGCAGGCAGCAATCAAGTCCATTGCCGCTTCCGTATTCTTCTTGGTATCTGCGGTTTCGTCCATATCGGCAGTCTGCATGTCTTCGATTGTCGGATACCGCATGAGGACGCTCAACGAATCCGTGATCTTGATCGTCGTTGAGTGGTTCTCGGGCTTGATGACCTGTATTGAAGGAAGTTCGATTTCGATGCTGTTGGTTGCCTCGCATGAAGAACACTTGATTCCGACCG